TCCAACATACCCAGCAGTATTGCCAGCTTTCCCTCCGTTTGCTCTTCCAGAACTGCATCCGGGACCGCCGCCGCCTATCAAATAAATCCAAATATAATCGTCATCAGCAACGCCGCTGGGCTTTGTGTAAGTGCCGCTAGAATTAAAAGTTTCGTCGGGGGAAGTCCAATCGGAGGGAAATGTAACCTGATCGTAACCCGCGCTGACAGCAGCAAATGACAAATCAGTGCCATCAGAAGTTAAAAATGTTCCCGCAGAACCTTTTGCCAGAGGTGCAGACACACCAGAGCTATTTCCAACATCAATAGAGCCGCGTGTCAGGGCGCGTGTAACAGTGCTGTTGAACGTAGCCGCACCAGCCTCAGACATATCAAGCGTCAAGGCAGTAATTTCTGAGGCTCCGTCATCACCTTTCAGCAAGATGTCTTTGTCTTGGACATTAGATTTGATGACAAGGTCACTGGATGCGTTGGTTATAGTTCCAATGGCTGTGCCGCCATCTTTAAATATTACATCTGCCCCATCAGCATCCAGAATAATATCGCCAGCACTGTCCAATGTGATGGTTGTTCCTGCGGCACTCAAAGCACCAGATGAAGTCAAAGTAACTGTTGTTCCTGTAGCAGTAAATGTGCCGTCAGCCGTAATGGATATGTTGGCTGCGGCTGCGGCTGCGTCTGTTGTGGCAATTGCCAACGCACCATCTGCTGCGACAGTTATTGTGGCTGTGTCTCCAGCCGATCCAGTCATCGTAATGACTTTGCCGTTCAGATCGATATCATCAACAGTGGCTTGGTTTGAAGTAATAATGTCAGTTACAGTTGTCCCAGCCAGATTTACGTCTGTCAAAAGATCGTAAACAACTGCACCTGATCCTGCGCCATCTGTGGCGATCATTTTGACCTGACCAGCAAGCACCGCAACATTTGCTCCAGAACCTTGGGTGAATGTCAGAGTTGCAGACGTTGCGTTCTCAATCATCCAAACTTTTGAAACAGTGTTGGGCAAGAGGCTGACTGTGCAAGCCTGACCGCCACCACTCAATCTCAAGTACATACTGCGGTCAGCATCCAGTGCGCCATCCGCGAGTGTTATGGTATCTGAGGAGGCGTTGGCAATAACACGTGTGCCGTAGCTGAACGCCTCCGCAATCATTTCTAAGTTTAGGTTCGTGACCGTACCCCATGACCCACTGTTATCTCCAGTGCCTTGCTCATTGAGGCGTAAGTCGTTGTCATAGGATGAAGCCATTTTAGTCGATCCTTACAATTGCGGTGTTTGCAGTTGCTGCTGGGAATACAATTTTAAAAGTACCTCCAGAAACAGAGAAGTCACCGCCAAAATCAAGAATTGCGATTGCGCCTCTTGAGTTTGAAGAGGCATCGCCCAGCGTCTTGTTGTAAATCAAAGCACCACGGGCAGTAAATGTCGCGCTTGTCCACTGTGGATCAGCCGCATCAAAAACACCACTGGTGCTGTTTTCTGTTACTGCCTTACTTGCCAGCGCAACACCGCCTGTTGTGTAGCCATTGCCGTTTGCAACCTGACCAGAGGTGACGTAACCATCCGTTGCCGCACCTAGACTTGCGCTGCTGGTGTACAACGCAATCATTATTACGTCACTGTCGAGATGATGGTCGCCCAACAATACGTCTTTTTTAAATAACGTACTCATTGCTTGTGAAATTGACATTATATGCCTCCATTGTATTCTGCTGCGTAGTCGCGTTGCATCTCTTGTACAGTAAGTTGGACGGCTTCGTCAAACTGGGTTTTATACAGAGATAAAGTTTCTGGCGCTTTTAAGAACGCAGAAGCCTCGTACAGAGCCGCAGCAAGAAGAACTGTGGAGGCGTTAGTGTCAATCCAAGTATTGGGATTGGAATTACTTAGCCCCGTCTCAGGGGCGATGAAATCTACGCTGTAGGCCAAGGCTGCAGAGGGCGTGGGAGCCAGTGTAATGACCGTTCCAGCCGTTCCTGCGCTATCTGTGCTGTACATGCGTGGGGTGCCTTGAGTCGTTGGATTGGGCCAATAGTCGCGGATGTAAGAATCCACCCTGTGGTCGAGATACGTCACAACATTTGTGTCTGTTATGGAAACCTGACGGATCATCCTAGCTGTTGGAATTGTATACAAACCCCAACCTTGAATAAGATTGGCTGCTGCAGAGGTCTGTCGGAAACAGGGCAAATTTGGCAGTCGCTGAAATACCATTTCTTCAGCCTGCGCTATTATCGTATCAATTGATGCGACAAACTCTGTTGAGTCATCTTCCAAAAAATCTTGGATATTGGCTTTTAGTGTTGTGTAGCTCATATTATTCGCCCCATCCATCTTCTCCCCAGCCAGCATTGCCCCAGCCAAGTATATCTATGCTTTCATTTCCAACGCCACCCGTGCCACCAACGCCAGTCTCTACTTTTTCAAGCTGCACTGTTTCTGCACCTACATCGCCGTCTCCAGCCACTCCAGCAGCGTCTTCTGTGCCTTCTTCAGTTACTGTGCCAATTGCACCTGTTCCACCAACGCCAGTCTCTGTCACTGTAATTTCTAATACTTCAGCACCGACTGCGCCCGTTCCAGAAACACCCGCTTCTGCAATTGATATGTCGATAGCCTCTGAGCCAACGCCACCTGTTCCAGCAACACCAGCTTCTATTATTTCAAGCTGAACAATTTCTGGCCCAATTTCGCCATCACCAGAAACTCCAGATTGAGGCTTGGTTAATTCAAAGCTAGACGCTCCAATTGCACCAGTTCCAGCAACCCCAGCAACTCCAGCTTGCAAGTCAGCAACGTATGTTGGATTGCCGATTGCACCTGTGCCGCCAACACCAGCTTCATCAATTGATATTTCAAGAGCCTCAACGCCAACCGCGCCAGTTCCTCCACCACCAGAAACTCCGCTTGGATGCGCGACAGGAATTTCAACACCGACATCACCGCTTCCAGAAACTCCAGATTGAGTTTTGGTTAATTCAAAGCTAGATGCTCCAACACCTCCATTGCCAGCCAGCCCAGAAACAGCTTCTGACATTTCTGGAGTTTCTGCGCCGATTGCTCCTGTCCCAGAAACACCATTCGCATTTTCTGTGCCTTCTTCGGTTATGTTTCCAACCGCCCCTGCGCCACCAACGCCATCTTCTGCTATTGATAGTTGAATAGTTTCAGAGCCTACATCACCATTTCCAGATACACCATTTGGCGTTGGCATAACTGATGGGGTCTCGACCCCAACGTCTCCTGCGCCACCGCTTGCAGAAACACCTGTCACAAACGCCGCAGGGATTTCATCCCCAACGTCACCATCACCACCAACACCAGTTGCGATCTCGCTTAATTCAACCACTACAGAAGCGAATACAGGAGTATTTGCCTGACCGCCCATCCCACTATGTACCGAACAATAATAGAAAAGTGTCGGTGCATTTTCTGCAACAACTATCTGAGTATACGCATTGGCCTGACCCGGTGTTCCTGATGTTGTCACGCCTGTTGTGTATTCACTTCCCCCACCATGCGTTCCGTTTGATGTGGTGCTGAATCTGAGCGGATGCCCAGAATTAGAAGATGCGCTCTGATCAAAATAATATGTCCTGCCTTCCATTAATTCCAGCGTGTCTTGCTGAACGCCAGCGATAAAGTATTTGTTTGCCCCACCAACATTTTGCACTGTCACTGCCAGCGTAACAACTTGATCAAGATCAACGGCAACACCGCCGCTGCCAGAAACGCCACTTACAGCAGGATCAAGAACTACCTCTTCCCCACTGGAGCTTCCTGAACCACCAACGCCATTTACATCTAAATTTGTGTTAATAATTAAAGATGAAAGTCCAGAAAACGCTGTACCAGAAATTCCAACATTAGTTGTTAATCTGCGATCAGCAAATATGTCGAAATTAAAACCAATAAATACCTCGACATTTTCGGGATCGTTATCGGGCCGTGGATTAAACAGGGCGGTAGCGTCAACGACATTTTTTGCAGGCGTTAGCTGTGGGTTTTTGGGTTCCCAATCTTCTGGCGATACGCGCAGGCCGTCCCAAGTCGTTTTTAATTGCGTATAGGGAACGCGAAGGCCACTTCTATCGCTAATTGCTTGAGATTTTTTGCCCCGTGCGTATTTTGCCATTTACGATAAATTCAGCGCAGTTGGCTGAACCCTCAGACTGACGCCATCATTGTCGGACGCCGCCGCAAACGTAAATGCTCTCTCGTAAATTTCGTTCAACACTTGAAACCTGTCGGGTGCGTTTTTCAGCGCCAGCTTGCTTGCCAGCCCCGCGCAGATACAGTCACTCCAGCGGTATGGCACGTCAGCGTCTTGATTGCTGGCCGTGATGTCATCAAGCTGATTTACCGACCAGTAGACCATGCTGTATGTGGTGACGTTTGGTATCTGCCAGATGTAAAGAAGGGGCGTGTATTGCTTGTCCAGCATATACTGTGACGGCTTGCCCGAAGATGTTTTGTTTGGCAGTTGATTGTAGTCGGCAATCGACACACGATTAATGATTTGATCAGACGTGTCTGTGCCTGCGCTGTCCCGAATGACGGCGTCCATAATGTCTATAGTGCCAACAGGCAGCGTGTAGGGCGTTGTCTGGCCGTTTACCAGCGTCAGCGTCTGTTGCTTTACCGCCCAGTAATTGATGCCTCGGTTGGCCCACTCACTAAATAATAGGTTTAGGCTGCGCCTTGCCGACACAGCCTTGTAACCTGTTTGGGTTTGTGGATCGATCCCACACCGCTCAAATGCCTCTGCGATGATTTCTTCGACATCTGGGCGAAACGCTACTGTATCTGAAGTCGCCATGTAGCAATCCTATGCGTAATGTTTTTTCATCCGCAGCACGATGTTGTATGTATCGCCAGCGGCCCCAAGGCCAGTTGTTGTGAACATGATATCACCAGTTGTGCTTCCATATTCTACAGTTGATGGCAATCCACCAAACTTGCTGAAGTCTTGATAACCAATATCATCTTCAGCCATGTGCATCATAATCACATCTGTTCCAGCATCTGCCTCTACCATAACCGTCATGCCTTGAATTATCCACCAGCACTCCAAAAGGCTGACCGAGTTGCAAGACGCACCGTTTGCGCTTTTTGCCAAAGTTGAGACATCAACTTTTTTTACAGCATTTTCATCCGCAGTGTCCACATATTGCAATTGGAATGCCATGACTATTTCGTTGGTATTTTCAGAAAGCGTTTTTATGCTTGTAATGTTAGCCACTTTGACCCTCCTATAAATTGCTGGTGGGGCCGAAACCCCACCAATAAATTATGTTACGTTGTTGCTCTGTGCATAGACAACGGTAACTGCGCCAACACCGTTTCCAGTGTTTGCTGTGGTCACGATCAGCCTGTGATCGCCTGTGCCTGTGTTGAGCCACTTTGACGTGCGCGTTGCGTCAGTACCGGGGCTTGCCGCCACGATGCCCACTGCATTACCTTGGATCGCTCCAGCCGCAGTCAGAGTGGTCGCCGCGCCAACGCCGCCCAAGCCAAGAGTTGTGGCTCCACCGCTCCACGCTGTGGTCACAGTCACATCAATTGAGATAAGCTGACTGTTTGGGGGAATAATAATATTTGTGGTGGTTGTTGTTGCTGTTTGATCAATCGCAGCAGTTTGCGAAAGGACAACAAAACCTGTGTTTTTCATGTTAGAACCAACGGTTGTTCCACTGGTTTCTTTAATTGTGCCTGATTTAATCGGGCCTGAGAAAGTTGTAGTACCCATGATGATCTCCTGTCGTGGGTTAAGTCAGGTGCAGGGCGCACCTGTCAGGGATGTCGGCACAATACAACAGGTCTGTACAAAAAGAAAGGGCCATCCGAAGACAGCCCCTGCTTGATTATTTGCTGATCCAGTATTCCATCATAAGACATTCCTTATGTGGAAGCTGGGACGGTGGTTTTATCACCATGTATTTGTTCATGCGAACAATGATTTTGGTCATCTTGACCCGTTGAGACTGGATGATCCAGCCTTGCTTGCGGAGCTTTGTTAGCTCTGCGGCGGGGTTGCAGACCCCAAACATATTCATCGCTTCGATCAGCGATATTGGGTGGCCCTCAAGCAAGTGTTCAAGCATTGCCATTGATGATGGAAAACCGTTTGACATATTTTTTCTCCTTTGGATTTTTGTAACGCTAACGGCGTTAGTGTTATGTTTTGGATGGGGGCGCGTGGCCCCGCTTATGATTGATATAAGGGATACAGTCCAGAATACAATAGGCAGATACAAATAAAATGCATTTTTATTTAAAATAAAAAAAGGGCGATCCGAAGACCGCCCCAGTTTGACCCAACAGGAAGAGAAGATTGGGTTGTTTATGCTGCGCCTTCGGTTCCGAATACGCCGCGCCAGTCAGTAAAGCCGAAGCTATAACGCTCACGAACTTTGTAACGGACGTTGCCAGTCTCAAAGTCACCTTCCATGCCCTTTTTCATTGCTGAACGGGTGAAGTGCTTGAGACCGTCTGGAACGTCAGTCGTAATGAAGAACGCATCAGGATCGGTCAGACGGCGCATGATATGATAGCCCTTGGGCAGATAACCACCAGCCTTAATGGCGTTGATGTCGTTATCGGCTGTACCAGCGCGAAGCTGGCTTTCCAACAGGCGCTCTGCGGTAAACTGATAGGCAGTTGGAATAACCAATTGCATACCCTGTGCCGCAATGCGAAGGCCACGATCATCTTTCATGTCGCTGATGTTAATCAGGATCGACTCAAGAGATGT